GTTGCCGAGAACGAGGCTGAGCAGCTGAAGGCGTCGGCGGCGAAGTTGTGGACCATTGATGAGGATCCGTCTGACGTGACGATCGGCGAGTTCGGTCAGACCGATCTCGGCGGCTATATCGAGTCCAGGGAGGCGTCACTGCGTCACGCCGCGGCTCTGTCTCAGACTCCGCTTCCTGAGTTTGCGACCCTGATCCAGATGTCGGCCGACGCTCTGGCGGCAGCCTACGCGGGCAAGGAACGAAAGATCGAGGAGCGTCAGACCCTCGCGGGCGAGTCGCATGAGCAGGAGTTCTGGCTGACCGGCCACTACATGGGCATCGACATTCCCGAGGACGCCCAGGTGGTGTGGCGCGAAACGTCGGCTCGGTCGTTCGCTTCGACCGTGGATGGTCTCGGGAAGCTTGCTCAGATGCTTGGTGTTCCGCCGCAGGAACTCTGGGAGAAGATTCCCGGGGTCACGAAGTCTGATGTTGAACGGTGGAAAGCGATCGCCGAGCAGGGCGATGCGTTCGCTCAGATGGAGGCGATGCTTACCCGGCAGGCCCAGGAGGTCTGATGGCTCGCACCTCTGAGGGTGCCGCTCTTACGGTTCGTCACCGGCAGGCCCAGCTTGCCCTTCGTGCTCAGTTGCTCCGTGACTATCGGATGTTGTGGCCGATCTGGAAGGGTGACGAACAAAGCTTTCGGCTTCTGGTTTCGGCGACGATTCCGCTGGTCCAGTCGCGACGTCAGTCCGCCAGCGCGCTCGCCGGTGCTTACTTCGACATGTTTCGGCGCACCGAGAAGGTGGGTGGTGTCGCTGCTGCTATCGCTGATCGTGCCTTCGATGCGAAAGCTGTCGAAACGTCCCTTTATGTGACCGGTTTGAACAGCGTCCGTAACTCGGTCGCTGTTGGGTTCTCGCCGCAGGCGGCGATGGGCAATGCGTTCGTGAAGGTTTCCGGGGCAATGTCCCGGCATGTCGCGGCTGGTGCCCGAGATGCGATTCTCGCTTCGACGGCAAGTGACCAGGAGGCTCGTGGTTACGCACGCGTGACGGGCGGGAATCCTTGCGCGTTTTGCGCGATGCTCGCGAGCCGCGGTGCCGCTTATGCGGAGGACACCGTCGATTTTGAGGCGCACGATCATTGCTCTTGTTTCGCGGAGCCGGTGTACGGCGATTCGGAGCTTCCGGGCAGGGGCCAGGAATTCAAGGATCTTTGGAACGAAACCGTCGTTCCCGAACGTGTCTGGGATGAAAACCGTGGTGGCTACCGCTACCGCAATCCGCCGGATGCGCTGAATCAGTTTCGGCAGGCCCTCGCGGCCCGAGCCGAGTAATCCCGCTGCCCCTGGAGGGCGGCACAACCAACGAACCCTGGAGGTTCCTAATGACGCTCTTTGAGCGACTGCGTTTCCGGCTGCTGATGCTGTGGGCGGCTGTTCGGCTCGGTCCGAGCCTGTCTGTGATCAAGCTTGCCCTCCGCGTTCCGCGGATCGCTGGCGGTGCCCCTGAAGAGGGTGACGGTGGTGATGGAGGCGAACCGGCTGGATCTGGCGGCGAGGGTGAACCGGGCGACGGCGGTGATGGCGAACCTGCCGGCGGCGAAGGGGAAGAGGAACTCGACCTTGATCGTGCGAAGGCCAAGATCGCCAAAGCCAACCAGGAGGCTGCTGCCCTCCGCAAACGGGCCAAGGAAGCCGAGGCGAAAGTCAAAGGTTTCGAGGACCAGAACAAGACGGAAACCGAGAAGCTCACAGAGCAGGCCGCGGCCAATGAGAAGGCTGCGTCTGAGGCAACCCTTGAGGCTGCCCGTCTGCGTGTCGCCCTCCGGAAGGGACTCACTGAAACCCAGGCGAAGCGTCTGGTTGGTGAAACCGAGGAGGAACTAGAGCAGGATGCCGACGACCTGATCAAGGACTTCGGCGGGGGCCAGGAGCCCGACAACAACAACGGCCGCACCCCTCGGGAGCGGTTGAGGCCAGGAGCCGTCCCATCCTCTGAACCGGAGGAAACCGACCCCGCAAAGCTCGCGGCACAAGTGCCGCGCATGTACTGAAAAGGAGTACCTGACCCATGTCAACGTTTCTGAAGCCGTCGAAGATCGCTTCGACGGGTCTCGGCATTCTGCGCCGGGAAACCGTTATCCCGTCCCTGCTTTGGCGACTGTCCGAAGCCGACTTCAAGGGTGCCGCGGGCGACACCGTCTCGGTTCGCCTCCCGGCGTTCTCGGCCGCCCGTTCCCGGACTCTGCGTTCCGGAACTGCCCGAGTTCGCGATGACCTCGCCGAACAGAAGGTGGATGTCACCCTCGACACCGACATCTACAAGGATGTCAAGATCAGCGACGAGGAACTGACCCTCGACATCACCAACTTCGGTGAGCAGGTTCTGAACCCGCTCATGGCCGGGGTTGCTGAGAAGCTGGAAGACGTCGCGATCTCGAAGATCGCTGGTGCCGCCCACGCGAAGTCGATCGCGTTCTCGTACTCGTCCGGCAACGCCTGGAACGATCTGATCGTTCCGGCCCGCGAGCTGCTGAACAAGGCCCGTGTCCCGCAGGCCGGACGGGTTCTCGCGGTTGGGTCCGGTGTCGAAACCGAGCTGCTGTCAACGGATCTGTTCGTTCACGCGGACAAGTCCGGCAGCACGACCGCGCTCGAGGAAGCGATCATCGGCCGCAAGGCCGGGTTCACCATCGTGTCGGTTCCGGGACTGGCCCCTGACGAGGCGTACGCGTTCCACGCGACCGCGTTCCCGCTGGTCAACATGGCTCCGGTCGTTCCGGCCGGTGCCCCGTACGGTGCGTCGGAGTCCTACAACGGGGCTGCGATTCGTGTCGTGCGGGTGCTCGACTCGGACACGATCCAGGACGTTCTCGCCCTGGACTCGTGGGTTGGTGCCGGTGTGACCCGTGACCCGGGTTATTTCGATGCGAGCGGCCGGTTCGTTCCGACCGACGCGACCCCGGGCACTGCTGTGACCCTGGCGACGTCGGCTGCGGCGGACGACATCATCGACACGGCGACCGCTCATGGTTTCGTCGCGGGCGATCGTGTTGTGTTCCCGACGCTGACCGGTGGCACGGGACTCTCGACCAACCGGGAGTACTACGTCATCGCGGCCAACCTCGCGGCGCAGACCTTCCAGGTCTCGACCACTCCGGGCGGCTCGGCGGTCAACTTCTCCGCTGATGCCACTGCGGGCACGGTCCGGAAGTCCGGTACCGACCTGCTGGTTCGGTCGGTGAAGATCACCGCGTCCTGATCGAACGGGGGGTCATGCCTTCGGGCGTGGCCCCACTGTCGTGCTTCAAGAAAGGAACACATGAAGGTACTTCGCAACATCGAAACAGGCGCGGAAGTTCATGCGGCCGATGAGCATGCCAAGGATCTCGTCAAGAGCGGTGACTTCGAGGCCATCGAGCCCGTTGAGTCCGCCGATCAGGACGGTTCGCCGAACCTGTCGGACCTGAAGAAGGCCCAGCTGGTTGATCTCGCCGCCGAACGAGGTATCGAGTTCGACTCGAAGGCCACCAAGGACGAACTGATCGCTGCCCTTGAGGCCGCCGATCAGGACGGTTCGGACGAGTAAAACTCGCCAGTGGCCGCTTTCGCCACACATGCGGATCTCGCCGCCCGTCTTGGGGTGACCCTTTCTGCCGGTGAGCAGACCAGGGCCACCACCTTGCTGGGGTTGGCGAGCGACGTGATTCGTCGTGCCGCGAGGCAGAACATCGACCTGGCCACTTCGACCATTACGGTGCGGGGTGCGTCCGGCCGGGTGCTTCTGCCTCAGCGGCCGGTGATTTCGGTTGCGTCGGTTTCCGCCGATTCCACCACCCAGGAATTCACGATTGACGGTGACTACCTGACCGGTTACTGGGGCGGTCAGGACATTGAGATCGAGTACACGCACGGTTTCGATCCGGTTCCGGACGCGATCAAAGCCGTCTGTCTGGAAGTTGTGACCCGGGTATGGGTGAATCCGGGCAATGCCGATCAGGAAGCCTACGGATCGGAACGGGTTTCTCACGGCGCTTCGACCGGTCTTGTTCTGACCGATGAGGAGCGTCGTGCCGTGCGAGACGTAATCCGTCGTGGCTCCCAGTCCGTGGACATTCGATGAGTCTTTCGTCGTCACGGGTTGGGTATCGCCATCGCTGCGTGATCGAGCGAAACGGTGCCGGCACGGACGCGTGGGGAGACTCAAACAGCCCGGGATGGGCAACTCACCTGTCCGCGGTGCCCTGTCGTGCCTGGACCAATGGTGGAACCGAACCCGTCAACGATGAACGCACCGCGGTTGTTGAGGATCGTCGCATCAGCCTCGTGATCGGCACCGATGTCACGGAACGCGATCGGATCGCATCGGTGACCGACCAGGGAGGCAACACGATTTTCGAGGGACCAATGACGATCGAGGCGGTTTTGCGTCATACCGATCACCTCGAAGTTCTGGTCGAAAGGGTGCGCTGATGGAACGCTTTGAAGAAGTCACCCAGGATGTGATCGCGGCGGCTCTTGCGGCCGCAACCGAAACGGTTGCCGAGTGCGCGGAACAAGCCAAGGGCACGGTTCTTGACCTGGAGCCGCACAGCGCGGCCGGACATCCCTGGTACGGGGTAACGAGTCGCATCGAGAGCGAGGTTGACAGTTCAGAAGCGAAGATTGAGGAAGGTGTGGTCGTGGCTGAATTCGGTGCGACGAAACGCCGCGGTGACTACGCGCTAATGCTGGAGCGAATGCGTCCTTATCTTCGCCCGGTCGCCGACGAGGTTTTCCCTACTTTCGCTGATCGAATTCGCAAGCGTCTTGAGGAAACCTGATGGCGCAAACTGACCCGATCCGGGCGGTCTCCGCGTACTTGAGGTCTGTTTCAGGGGTGGCAGCCATCGTGTCAAGCCGGGTTTTCGTTGAGGATCTTCCCGAAGCCGAGAACTCCAGCATGCCCCGATCAACCGTGGTGGTTTCTAGCGGCGGCGGTGGCCTGATGGGGCATGGTCAGCAGTTCGGTGATCGTCGTGTTGACATTCGTTGCTACGGGGCCACAGCCCGACTTTCCCGGGAGCTTCACAACGAGGTTCGGGCCGCGATGAAAGCTCTTGGTCCGAGCAAGGTTGCTGACACCAATTCAACTTTCGTGCTGCTTCTCTGGGCTCGTCTGTCCACGGATGGAACTACTGCCCGTGATGTTGGAACGGACTGGCCGGTTACCGGCTCCAGTTGGCAGGTTCTTGCCGCTGACGTTCCTGCCTGAACTCGCAAATTTCTAACAGGAGGACTGATCTTCCATGGATCTGCTTTTTGATGCTCCAGCACATCATCATCTCGTCGTTGAGGGAGTCAAGGAACCTGTGGCCGGTGGTGAACAGTTCACCGTTGGTGACCTGGTTGGCCGGGATCTGCTGCTCGATCCGCATGTGTCGGTGAAAGAAGCAGCCCCGAAGAATCGTGCGGGGTTGAACCGGGAGCAGCTTGACGAGCTCGCGGTTGCCGCCGGTTTCGATCCGAAGAACTTCAAGACGAAGCAGGACGTCATTGACGCCTTGCAAACCAATCAGCCCGAGGCCGCAGGCGCAGGGCATAACCCCATCCAGGAGGACTGATCCATGCCCGCACCTCACGAACTGATTGCCAAGACCCTCACGGTCTGGCTGGCCCCTGTTGCCACCGCGTTTCCTGCCATTCAGACCGCTCCTTCGGGCGGCTGGGTGAAGCTCGGGACCGCGGGTGATCTGAACTACGACGAAGACGGTGTCGAAGTCAGCCACGACCAGAACATCGAAGCGTACACGCCCGGTGGCTCGACCACGAAGCGGAAGGCGTTCCGGACCGACGAGGATTTCATTCTCGGATTCGTTCTCAATGACATGAGTCCGGAGCAGTACGCGAAGGCGCTTGATGACCCGACCCTGACCACGGTCGCGGCCGGTGCCGGCACCGCGGGTCAGAAGCATTTCGATGTGAAGAAGGGGCTGGACGTGAAAACGTTCGCTTTGCTCGCCCGCGGGCAGTCCTCGGTCGACAACGCCCTGACTCTTCAGTACGAGGCGTACACGGTGTTTCAGTCCGGCAATCCGAAGCCGGTTCACAAGAAGGGTGAGCCGTCCGGGCTGGCGGTTGAGTACACCGCCCTCGAAGCCACTGCGGGTGAGTTCGTGAAGATCCGCGTTCAGACCGCGGTGCCTTCGTCCTGACCTGATGTCTGAAGACGCCGGAGCGATTCTCGCACGGGCGCATCAAAGCCTCGCCGAAGGGGCGGCGGTCAGCAAGCGAGCTGCCGCCGCCCACAAGCGTGCCCTGCGAAACCAGAAGCAGGCAATGGAACAGATCGAGGCCTACGCGAAGCGGCATGGCATCGAACTGATCGTTGAACCCAACGACACAGCCCAAGGAGGGCATAGCCGATGAGTGAAGAGACCCTGAAGCTTGAGCAGATTGCCGAGGACCGGCAGCCGGTTCAGTTGCCGGATGGCGACAAGCCGGGTGAGACTGGCCGGACCGTTTTGATGTTGGATCCTCGCATGCTCAGTTTCTATGACCGGGCGAATATCGCGAAGGCCGTTCAGAAAACGATTGATCTGAACTCAAGGTCGATCGAGAAGCCAACCAAGAAAAAGGCCCGTGAACTTGAGATCAGTCAGCGGGAACTTGTCGCACTGGTTTTGCCTGATGCCACCGAAGTCGAAGTGAATGCCCTGCAGCCCCTTCACCTGGATCAGGTGAACGGGGCTTTTTTAGGTCGTTACGGCGACATGATGACGAAAATCGCCGAGGCCGTGGGAATGAAAACACCGATGGAGATGACGACCTCGGGGAACTGATTGCCCTGCTTCAGGGCACCTACGGTGGTGATCCCGAGAGGTGGCTGAAACTTCCGGAACCGGTGATTCGTGCTTTCGCTGTCAACCGGTCGAAGGTGGAGGCACAGAGGGAGCTTCAGCAGATCAACGCGGTCCGGATCGGTTCGGGCCGCATGAAAAAGGAAGACGCGAACCAGGTGCTTCGTGAGCTTCGTGAAGCGGCCGGGTATGGCAACGCGGGCCGCAATCAGCTTCGCACGGTTGACCAGATGCGGGCTGCCGGTGTCGAGGTCATTTTCGAGAGTCCGGAAGGAGGTGAGAACAGTTGAGTGAGTCACTTGGCAGCGCGGTACTTCGTCTCGAAGCGAACCCGGCACCCTTGGAAGCGGGCATGCTGGCCGCCCGTAAAGGCGCGGTTGGTGAAATGTCCCTGGCTTCGAAGCAAGGTGCGATGGCGATGGCAGCCGGAATGGTTGCCGTTGGTGCTGCCGTGGGTGTCGGCCTCTACAAGGTTGCCGACCAGTTCGACGCCGCTTACGACACGATCCGCACCGAAACCGGGGCGGTCGGTGACGAGCTCGAAGCCCTGAAGGATGACTTCCGGGAGGTGTTCGCGAACGTTCCCGACGACGCGGCAACGGTCGGCACCGCGATCGCGGAGGTCAACAAACGACTCGGCCTGACCGGCGGCCAATTGCAGGCCCGCACCACCCAGTTCCTGAACCTGGCCAGGGTGACCGGCACCGATGTGAAGGAGAACATCGAGGCCGTCTCCAAGACCTTCAAGGACTGGGAGGTCAAAACGAAGGATCAGGAAGCCACCCTCGACGGTTTCTTCCGGATCTCACAGAAAACCGGCATGTCGGTGATCGAC